AAAAGCGCGGTCAACGGTGTGTTACCGAGGGTAGTGAAAGGACTGCCACTACCTCGTGAACCATTGAAGTGGAACGCTTCGCGTTTGGTGCCTTTGTCGCCATACAGCACGCGGCCGTAATAATCTGTGAAATGCCAGTTCTCGATGAGTTCATGACAAGCACTGTCGAAAAGCTGAAGAAGCAGCATCAACTCAACATTCCTTTTGTTGATGTCGATTGTCGCATCCTGAGCCGTAAAATCAGTGTCTGTTATGGAATCAGCGTCGAGGCAGGCAGTGACAACTGCTTCAGTAGTCTCCTCTGGATTTAAACCACACGCCATGAAAGGACATTCCTTCATAGCGGCGGCGTATGCCAAAGAGATGCGCCCGCCAATACCTTGAGGAGAGGCGGGATGGCAGCAGATGCCACGAGCAGCTTTCGCAGGGTTGGATAGCACCTCTCGTTTCATGAAGCCGTCCCGGTCGTCATAGTTGCAGATGTCATATATAGGTAGAACATCATAGAACTTGTTGAGCTGGGTCTTGCTCCGAGTTGCAATATACTCTTCTTCACTGATCGGTTCGAGGCAGCCGTTGAAGTTCCCAAGCACGGTACGCTTGATGTGCGCGGCGAACTCGGATATGTACATAACGACTTCGGGTGTAAATACAGAGTGGGTTTTTCCAGCAGGATCACGAAGACGACGCTGCACAAAATCGCGTGTCTGAGCTTCAGACTTTGCGTGTATGTATGCGGCGCCGGTGACGATAGCGGGCATGGCGCCATGCGCCATTACCGGTTGGATAACTTGGCCATCAGCCTTCGATTCATCGTCCTGTCGGGAGATGGTTGGAAGAGGATAATAGCCATAATTACTGGAAAAGCTCTGAACCGTTCGGTTTTGATCGCTGAGAGCGATGGCGAGAGCAATGCCGACGCGGTTCGCTTCACTTCCCTCGAATTTTGTGGTAACTCGAACATTTGGTATGCTTGGAGAACCTTTATCCGTGGTGAGGGATTTGGTGATGTCGAAAACAGCGTCGCCGATGAAATGAGAGAGGTGCGAACCCAAAAATGCCACAGAAAAACCACTGGGATTCTTGCGCTTTTCAGCGAGGAATTTGTGGCCGCCTTTGGTGACGCCGACTTGGGGACGGCGTGGTTTCAAGGCTGCGGCATGGAGAAATGGGCGAACAAGGGCAGCCATGCCCCTGAAGTGGCTGTTAGGTACAGTGATGACAACAGAGCGATGTTCACCAACATCCAGCCGGATAACTTTGTGGGTGGTTGCGGTCGCGGTGAAAGATCCAAACAAGGCAATGAATGCCAGCAATGGAACATACGATCCGAAACTCCCAATGTAATCGGCGAAAGGAAGGATGAAATGATACCGCTTTGTTGCGGCAATCGCAATGGTGGAAAGCCATGGTGCACCGACAAACTCCCAATCGTTGAAAAATTGGAGAGCTTTACAGCAGCAGACGGTGGAGGC